GTGTCCGCAGGAACGCTTGCTGTCGAATGGGTCCCGATCGGGACGGTCTTCCTCAACCCCGCCAATCCCCGGGTCAACGATCCGGGGGTGCCGCACCTCGTCGCCTCGATCCGCCGCTTCGGCTGGCAGCAGCCGATCGTCGCCAAGCGCTCGGGTGAGGTGATCGCGGGGAACACGCGCCTCAAGGCGGCGCAGTCGCTCGGGCTCACCGAGGTGCCCGTCGTCTGGTTCGAGGGCAGCGAGCTTGACGCCACGGCGTACGCGATCGCCGACAACAAGACACACGAGTTCGCCACCTGGGACGAGCCCGCGCTGGCCAAGATCCTCGAACTGCTTCGCGCGGAGGACTCGCTCGAAGGAATCGGGTACTCAGCCGACGACATCGACGAGCTGCTCGCGAAGCTCGACGCGGAGCTGCCGCCGAACGAGGTCCACGATCCGGGGCCGCAGGAGCCGCCGGTCGAGCCGGTCACGCGCGCGGGCGATCTGTGGGTGCTCGGCGATCACCGATTGCTTGCTGGTGATTCGACCAGCGCCGCAGATGTCGAGCGATTGCTCGGCGGTGAGAAGGCCGCGCTGTGGTCCAGCGATCCCCCTTACTGTGTCAACTACACAGGTAACGATCGTCCGATCCACGACGGCAAACCGTCCGGCAAGGACTGGACGCACGTCTATCGCGAGGTCGACATCAAGGATCTCGGCGAGTTCCTGGACAAGGTGTTCACCGCATCGCTCGCCCACCTCGCGCCCCGCTCAGCGATCTACGTGTGGCACGCGCACGTACAGCAACCCACCATCGCGGCCGTCTTCGAACGACACGGGCTCTTGCTGCATCAAGTGCTCGTCTGGGTGAAGCCGAGCGCGGTCTTCGGCCACTCGTACTATCGCTGGAGACACGAGCCCTGCGCGTTCGGTTGGAAGCAAGGCGACAAGCCCGAGCACGGCGTCGGTCAGCTCGACACCGTGTGGGAAGCGGACTGGGACGGCAAGGCGCGGTTCACTGGATTCCACCCAACTTCGAAACCGACGCGCTTGTTCGAGATCCCGATCGAGCAGCACACCAGTCCCGGTGACATCGTGCTCGAACTATTCTCGGGCTCGGGCTCGCAGATCATCGCCGCCGAGAAGCTGCGCCGCCGTTGCTTCGCGATGGAGATCACGCCGGCGTTCGTGGACGGCACGATCGATCGCTGGCAGCAAGCGAGCGGCAAGACCGCCACGCTCGAATCCACCGGGCAATCGTTCGCCGATGTCACGGCGGAGAGGAAGTCATCATGACGATCCGCAAGCTCCCGCCCGAGGCCTACTCGTACTACCTGAGCCTCGGCATTGGCCGCAGCTACTCCAAGGTGGCGAAGCACTACGGCGTCCAGAAGAGCACCGTCACCGAGCACGCCGTCCAGGAGAACTGGCAGGAGAAGATCGAAGCCGCCGAGCGCGACGCGCAGGCAGCGGCCGAGAAGAAGGCGCAGGAGTCGATCCAGGAGATGAACGAGCGGCACCTGAAGACCGCGCAGCTCGTGCAACGCAAGGCGCTTGAAGACATGCGGACTCAGCCGTTCGCGAGCAGCATCGATGCGACGCGCGCGCTGTTCCTGGGAATGGACAAGGAGCGTCTGGTGCGCGGCGAGCCGACCGATCGAGTGGACATCGCCCAGCTCATCAAGCGCGAGTGCGAGAGCTTGATCCTGAAGCCTGGTGAAGAGGAAGACTGGGATGACGACGCTGCACCTGAGCAAGAAGACGCTGTTCCGCCTGCTTAATTACAGGCCGCACCCTGGCCAGGTGCTCGTGCATCGATCGACGGCCTCGCGTCGGATCCTCGCGTGCGGGGCACGCTGGGGGAAATCGACGCTGGGTGCGATGGAGGCAGTCGCGGCGCTGATGCAACCGAAAGACGCGTCGATTGGCTGGCTCGTCGCGCCGAACTTCGATGTCACCGGCCGCATCTTCGAGCCCGTCGTTCAGACGCTCGAGCGGCACTTCCCTCACCACATCCGCGCGATCTCGCCGCGCGAGCGCAAGATCGTGGTTACGAACCTCGGCGGCGGCGTGAGCGAGCTACGCGCGAAGTCGGGCGACACGCCGAACTCGCTCCTCGGTGCAGGCCTCGACTGGCTTGTCGTGGATGAGGCAGCGCGGCTGCGCCCGGAGATCTGGAGCGCGTACCTCTCGCAGCGCCTCATCGATCGACGCGGCTGGGCCTTGCTGATCTCGACCCCGAACGGCTGCAACTGGTTCCGCGAACTGTTCAAGCGTGGCCAAGGCGGGCGCGACTCCGACTTTGAATCGTGGTCGTCGCCATCGTGGGACAACCCGCATGTGCCTCGTGCCTTGATTGAGGCCGAGCGCGCGCGCGTGGGTCCCGAGGTGTTCGACCAAGAGTTCGGCGGCAAGTTCGCTGGCGAGGAAGACGAACCCTGCGAGCTGTGCCTTGGACCAACCGAGGGAGTGGGCAGACTTCTCATGCTGGGCGATGATGAGCCGATCCCCACGTGCAAGCTGTGCGGCGAAGCGGTGGACCACCAGGGCCGAAGCATCGTCATGAAGCGGCCGCATCGTCCGTATCCGACAGGGCTCACGCGCGTGTGCACAGCGCCGGGCGATGAACACCTGCTCGAACAGATCAAGCGCGACTTCAACGCGCCCGCTCTGGAGGCGGTCGCTGGAGCATGACCACGAACCCGCGTGACCTGCGGCTGCGCAAGCGCGAGATGTTCCGCATGCTTGGCTACGAGCCGCACGCAGGCCAACTGCTCGTGCACCGGTCCACCGCGCGACGCCGCGTGCTCGCGTGCGGGGTGCGCTGGGGCAAGAGCATGTGCGCCTCGATGGAAGCGGTGGCAGCTCTGTTGGAGCCCAGACCCGCCGCGCTCGGCTGGCTTGTCGCCCCCACGTACGATCTCACCAATCGCATCTTCAACCGCGTCACGGCCATCGTCCAGGGCCACTTCCGTCACCGCGTGGTCGAGTACGTCCGCCGCGAGCACCGAATCGTGGTGTGCAACGGCGCGGGCGGCGTCTCAGAGCTGCGCGCGAAATCGGCCGACCGACCTGAGTCCTTGCTCGGTGAGTCGCTCGACTTTCTGGTGGTCGATGAAGGCGCCAGTATCCGCGAGGGGATCTGGGACGAGTGCCTTGCGCCACGTCTCATCGATCGCAACGGTTGGGCGCTCATCGTTTCGACACCCCACGGACGTGGCTGGTTCTACGCGCAGTTCCGTCTGGGGCAGCGCGGCCGGGATCCTGGATACGAGTCATGGCAGGCACCGACGTCGCAGAATCCAACCATCGACGTGCGCATCATCGAAGCCGAGCGCGGGCGGCTCGACGAGGAGACGTTCAAGGAGCAGTACGAGGCGCAGTTCAGCGGACCGCGCGAGCGCTGCGACACGTGCGGCGGCCCGAGTCCCGACGTGACCGGCACCATGGTCCTGTTCGACGACGACGCGCTACTCAGGTGCCCCGAGTGCGGCGAGGGCGTAGATCGGTTCGGCAAGACGATCGTCGCCGACTGGGGCGATGGTGTCCCGCAGATGAAGCTCGTTCGCTTCGTGGACGTGACCGACTTTGTGCTGCGGATGAAGCTCTACCACGACTGGGGGCCGCAGAGGAATAAGGATCGCGACTACCACTGGGATCCCAGCAACCCGTTCAATCCGCCGCTGTCGGCGCTGCCGGTTTTGCCGAGCAGGGCCGATCCGACGCTGCGTGAACGCGTGCATGCAGGTCGTGTGCCCGCGGCGACGGATACCGCGTGAATCCGAACACGTCGCCGAAGCACAACCGAAGCAATCAAAGGTCGGAACTTGGCTTCCTGTGTGCGCGAGGTCGAGCCCTGATGCGATCCACGCGGGCGATGGTGCTCGCGCAGAAAGGATCGCAATGCCCAAGAAGAAGAAGGATGTGACCGAGGACGTGGTGGCGGTCGAGGCCGCGCCGGTGACGAGCGATGTGAGCACGAGCGAAGCTCCCGTGCCGACGAACGACGCCGCGCCCAAGAAGAAGGTGAAAAAGGCGAAGGCGTCCACCGACGACATCACGCTCGAAGATCTCGCCATTCGCTACATGCAGCACTTGGAGGATTCGGGTCGGTCCGCAGGGACGTGCTTCAGCTATCGCCTCGAACTCGTCGTCGCATTGGAGCAGTTGGGGAAGGACACGTTGCTTCGTGATCTCACGCCGGAACGCGTGCTCGACTACTTCGTTTCTGACCGTGTCACGAAGACGCGGACGGGCGTGCTCAAAGCTCGGCCCACCGTGGACAAGTGCCGCCGCGTCCTGCGGATGGCGCTACAATGGGCGGAGGATTCGGGCCTCACCGCGCACGCGCCGTTGCCTGAAGCCAGCGCGCCGTACTGATCTCGATACCCGCGCGTCAGAGCCGATCCATCACGAGGTGGGTCGGCTCTTCTCGTCCGCAGCGGCCAATTGGCGATGGCAGGAGCCTTGCACCATCCAGGCGCTGTCGGCGCACGGCTCGCCCCGATCCATTCGTTTCGTGTTAGGCTCTGGACCGTTGCTCCAGCGAACTGGCGTCTCGCGCTTCCCTCTGAGAAAGGTACGCACATGAACCGCATCGCGTCGCCCATCCGTCTCTCGTCACGCATTCCGAACTCGCTACCTTCGCGAGCCATCAAGACGTGCGGGACTCTGGTGCTAGCCTTTGCCGCAATTGATCTGGCGGCTGCACAAGTCACACCGCAGGCGAACGATCTTGGTGTGGCTCAGCCCCAGACAACGAGCGAGCGCTACACGGTTTCGGTGCCGTGGTTCGAACCTTCGTTTGAGCAATCGTTAGCCATTCCACGCTTCGACTCCGGTCTCGGGACCCTGCGCACGATCGAGTTCACGCTCTCGGCACAGATCCGAGGTCTCCATGAATGCGAAAACCTCAGCCCGAATCTCTGCCCCCTCACTGCCACCGTCGCATGTACCTGCACACTGTTGCGCCCCGACCACACTGCTGTCCTGAGCGCGAGCCCACAAGAATCGTTCACGTACACGCTGCAAGGCTTCGACGGGACGATCGACTTTCAGGGACCCTCCGGATCGACGGATATCGCGGCTGCTACCGACACCGCGCACGCGGCATCGCCGCCGCCACAATCCGACATCAGCCTGTTCTCCGGACCAGCTGGCAATCCAGGCACGGTCAGGCTCGAGTTCACGAGCATGGAGACCAGCAACTGTAACGGGCCCGCCAACGGAGAAACGATTTTCATCGTATGGACCTCCGCCGTTGTCACCGTCTGCTACATCTACGAGCCCGCCGCGTTTCACGTCCAGTTCGGGGATGGCGGCGCACCGCCCTGTCCACGCGTTGACGAGGGCATTTCGGACGCACGCGGCAACGACTCAAGCGTGACCTGTAGCGCGTTCACACTGGCCTCGGGCATCGGCGCATTGTCCCTTCACGCGTTGCGGCTTGCATCCTCCGATCAACCGGCCACCGCACTCAGCCTCTCGGTACAAGGCGATGCGTCGATCAACGCTGCCACGCCACCCGACTTCCGAGCCCATCGCGCCGTACGATGCCGATCAGGGTGTGGTCGGCTTCTGACGGGTGATGTAGCGGAAGAGTGCTGCCACGCTCAGTGCGACGAGCGAGACAAGAGCGACTAGCCTGCGAAGCCCCCTCCGCCTGCCAAACTGCGGAGGGCAGAGCATGCGCGGCGCGTGCGACGGGCGCGCCGGAGTTTTCACGATGCGCGCGTGGCCCGCCGCGCCGCTGGAGATCAGGTCGCGTCGGCTTGCGTCGCCGCTGATCGAATCACCTGCGCCGCGCGCGAGTCTCAGCCATTGCAGCTGAAGGGCTCAACGCAACTCCCGTCAGCGCGCGACCCACGGAGGGGTGTTCAGGTAGCCGCAAGGCGCAGGACTCGTGGAACGAGCGGGACGTGCGGGAGAAGACATCCGCCGCCTGGACGCTGGTTCACGAACCGCTATGCTCCACACGCTCGTGCACGCTCGTGTACGCGCGCACACGCTTGCAGGGGATCCCAATGACTGAGCTCGACGGCACGATCACGGACACACCGGCGAAACTGTGGCGCGACTTGCGGGACGGTCCGTTGCCGCCGGCCTACTTCGAGTTCGCGCGACGTGTGCTCGCGAAGGGCTACGAACAGCTCTGTCCGCCGCTTACCCCGCGCGACGTGCTCATGCTCTGCTCGTTCGGGCTGGCCACTCGGTTTTTTTACCCAGAGATCAAGCGAGAAGGTCACCCGGACATGTTCGCTTACGGCGTCATGGACGTGCGTGCTCTCTGCTCTATCATTCACAAGGACCCTGTGTGGGCGGACCGCGCCGGCATACTCTGGGCTCCGGGGGCGGAGGCACAGCAGCAGTGCGCCATAGGCGCGCTCTCGGCATGGATGGAAGAAGATCTCCATCCGGCACTCGGAGGACCGTGGTGCACGACGCGAGACGAATCGACACGAGGAAGGGCGCTGAAGTCGCAGTGGCAGCAGATCTATCGCGGGTTCTTCAAGCCCGACTATGCGACGATGGCGCAGAAGCTCGAACGCGTGGTCGTTGACAATGTTGGCGGGAACGAACTTGACGCACGCCGACGCCAAAGGCTTAAGCCCGAGGAAAAGCTGGCATGGTTCAAGTTCATCGGCGATCGGAATGCGTTTGATACCGATGTATACGTGTTCACGGAGCAGGCGATGCAGTTCGACCAGCCGATGCTCGCAAGGCTTCTCGCCGCCGACCTTGACGAAGGTGCAGATCTCAGGGCCGGGGTCAAATCGCTCTTCGCGGAGAATGCCGAAGGAGGATCACTGCTGGACACGCAAGCGGATAAGGCAGCGGCGGAGCCTGAAGACGAGCTGGGCTTGAGAGAATTGCGCGACCTCCGCGACCTCTACGATCTCGAGCGCTCGCACCGCTTGCTTGCCGGTTTTGTGTCGGCTGCCGAGCCGACCCCCGAGCTCGCCGCGCGACTCGCACCGATCATGGCTCGCCTGCTGCCGGCACTGGACGCGATCGAGGATCCCGCGCTGCGTGCGGCCGTGGTCTATGAGTTCGGCAAGCGCGGCGGCGATGCCCGGGGAGTCTGGAGCCGCAGGCAAGTCGCCGAAAGCTACGGGGCTACGGAGCGCGAGGTCGAGTGTCGGGCACCCGCCGCGAGCGGGATCGTGGCGAACGCCGTGGCGGCGTAGTTCGCGCAGAAAATCTCGGAATCCGGTGGGATTGGAGGTGTCGGGCCGCAGGGGCCTGTGAAGACCAATACCCTGCCCTACGTTCCGCCGCATTCGCTGCGTGCGGTTTCCCTTCCCGACATCATCACGGTCGATGGATACGCGAGGCACGTCGGCCTGCACCCATCCACGGTCCGCGCCCAGCTCCGCGACGGACGACTACCAGGGCGGCGCGTGGGTCGCCGTTGGTTGATTGCGCGTCTCGCGCTCATCGCCCACCTCGCGCCTTCAGCTCGCGGACCGCGGGGGAAGGAGATCCTGCCGTGAGCTTGCGCACGATCGAGGACATCCTCGGCCGCGACATCCGGCGCTGGTACATCCCGCTCAACGGTAAGGTTCCGCTCTGGGACGGATGGTCTACCAACCCGCCGATCACCGAGGATCAGATCCAAACCGCTCTCGGGTATGGGTGTAACTTCGGCCTCCGAACAGGATCCCGTAGCGGCATCGTCGTCGTCGATCAGGACAAGGGCGGCGTGTGGAACGGCCCCCCGACGCTAACAATCCGCACCGGATCGGGCGGGAGGCACTACTACTACAAGTGGGCCGAGGGCGTCCGCAATTCATGCAGGAAGCTCGGCCCAGGGTTGGACGTCCGCGGCGAGGGTGGGCAGGTCGTCATCCCGCCCGGCTTCAAGGACCATCTCTACTCCGTCGAGATCGATCTGCCCCTAGCTGATTGCCCGGCGGAGCTGCTCGCGCTGTCGCGGCCCGCGGGCACCGATGGAGCGCCAGTTCCTGACGCCGCTCGACCACCGACGCTCGCAATCGATTGGAGCGCTCCGCTTCGTGGCCGCGCTCAGGCGTACGCCGACGCGACGCCGCCCGCCGCCGAAGGGACGCGCAACGATTCCGCCTTCCGCCTCGCTGGAAAGATCCGGGCCTTGGTGGACGAGAGCGGCGCGCGACTCGCCGAAGACGACATCCTCGATCTGGTACGCGGATGGAACGCACGCTGCGCGCCGCCGCTCGGCGACGACGAGATCGTGCGATGCGTCGAAAGCTCGCGCGCGAACGGCACGCCGCCGGCGGACAAGCCACCGCGGTCGGGCGCGGGGCCTTTTGTCGGTTTTGTCGGTACCCCCCCAGCCACACCCGCGAAAACACACGGGGCGGCGAAGGGTGTTTCGTCGGTTTCGTCGGTACCCCCCGCCACGTTTTCAGAGTGGCCCGAGCCTGGAGCGCTGCCCGATGAGAAGCCGCCGGTTGCCAAGTTCGAGTTCGACTTTCTGCCGCGGAAGCTCCAGCCGTGGGCGCGCGACATCTGCGAGCGCATGCAGTGTCCGCCCGACTACCTCTTCGTCGCGATCATCATCAGCCTCGCGGCGCTGCTCGGGCGCAAGATCGGGATACGGCCCAAGCGGTTCGACGTGTGGCTCATCATCGCGAACTTGTGGGGCGCGGCGGTCGGTCGTCCGGGGCTCCTCAAGACTCCGGCCATCGAGGAGGTTCTGGTTCCGCTGAAGAGTTTCGAGCGCGAAGCGGAGGACAAGTACCAGGAAGAGCTGAAGGCCTTCGCTGCGAAAGCACAGATCGCTGCCGCGAAAACGAAGGCCCTCAAGCAGGAGCTGGCGCAAGCGCTCAAAGACGGCGGCACTGGCGAAGAGATCGCGAAGGAGATCCAGAGCTGTCAGCCCGAAGCACCGATCTGCAAGCGCATCGTCGTCAACGATTCGACAGTCGAGAAGCTCGGCGAGATCCTGAATCAGAACCCCAACGGTGTTCTGTCGTATCGCGACGAGCTGGTTGGCCTGCTGCGCTCACTCGAAAAGGAAGGCCAGGAAAGCGCGCGCGGTTTCTATCTCGAAGCCTGGAACGGAAAGGGCAGCTACACCTACGACCGAATTGGTCGGGGAACGGTGCGCATCCGGGCGGCGATCGTCAGCATCCTCGGCAGCATCCAACCTGGCCCGTTGCACCTGTATCTGATCGCAGCGGCGCACAGCGGGAAGGGCGACGACGGACTACTCCAGCGCTTCCAGGTCGTCGTCTGGCCGGACCCTTCGCCGAAGTGGGTCAACCATGACCGCGAGCCTGACTGGGCAGCGGAGCAGGACGCGTTCGACGTCTTCGAGCTGTTCCAGAAGATCTCCCCGGACGCGGTCGGTGCGATCAAGGAAGAGACGAAGGTCGATCCAATCCACTACCTGCACTTCTCGGAGGAAGCACAGGCCGTATTCGACTCGTGGAGAGAGAAGCTCGAGCACTACCTCCGCTCGGGAGTCGAGGGCGAAGCATTCGAGTCGTTGATCGCGAAGTACCGCAAGCTCGTCCCCGCGCTCGCGCTGATCTTTCACTTGGCGGACGGGCACACTGGGTCGGTCGGGCTCGAGTCACTGGAGCGCGCGATCCGGGCGAGCGAGTACCTGAAGAGCCACGCGCGCCGGGTTTACGCGGTGACCCGCAGCCCCGAGATGGCAGCGGCGCGGGAACTCGCGAAGCACCTCGTCGCCAAGGACATCAACAAGCCGCAGTTCACGCTCGGCGACGTATTGCGCAAGGGCTGGAGTGGCCTCACGACGTTCGACGAGGTCGAGCGCGCAGCCAGAGTGCTCGTGGACTTGGATTGGCTCTGGCCGCTTCGGGATACGAAGACGGGCGGCAGGCCGCGCGAGCGCTACGTCATCAACCCGCGAATCTACGGACGCGCGCCAGACCCCACCGACAAAACCGACGAAACTCCTGCTGGCGAACCGAGGGCGGAGCAATCTGCACGGGAACGGGTGCCGGGGGTACCCGACAAAACCGACGAAAGTGCGACCGGCGAGGATCGCGCAGACAAACGCGGGCCACAGGCACCCGACGAAACCGACGAAAGTCCCGGTGAGGAATCGTCGGACGACACCAAGCGCGACGCCGACGGCGAGTGGCAGGAGGAGCTATGACCTCCGCGCCCGTCGTCGAGATCCTGGTTGATCTCGTCCGCAGCGGGATCAAGGTCTCCGCGAAGGACGACCGGCTGCGATTCAGCGAACGCCTCACCGCGGATCTGCGCGCGCGAGTCGAGCAGCACAAGGCCGAGCTCGTGCGGCTGATCGCGGGGAGCGAAACCGAACGACGCACCGACAAGACCGACGGAGGCGCCGATCTGGTGTCTGGCCCGCCGGTTCGACACCAAGGTCGTAGCGTCCCCCTTAACGGCTGCCGTATCTGCCGCGGCCGCGAGTTCATCCTCCTCGAGACCGAGCCGGAGTGGATCTGCCCGCGGTGCCATCCGCCGCCCGCGGGCACCGCGATCGTCGCGCGCTGGAGGGAGCCGGAAGCGTCGGTACCGGCGGCGAAGCCGGTGAAGACGCCCGAGTTGTTCGACACGCGGGAGGTGGACGATGTGGCCTGACCTCCGCATCCGCCACGTGCAACTCGTTCCCGTGGTCATCGAACCCGACGACGCGACGACGACGTTCAAGGGCTGGGTGTCCGCGGTCTTCGGTGACGGACTCGTTGTCGATGGCTTCGGCCTGCACCGATCGGCGCTGGGGGAGTACACGATCACCTTCCCGGCGCGCAGGTCGCCGAACGGCAAGCTGCACAACATCGTGCGCACCACGTCGCCGTGGATCCGCGACGAGATTGAGCGGCGGCTGCTCGAAGCGCTGAAGCGGCAGGGAGCGATCCGATGAGCGCGTTCACGGAATCGGACGCCATCGCGATCGCCGCGATCCTGGAACGCGCAGCCGCCGAGATTCGCACGTCGGTCGGATCCTCTCGAAATGCGCTTGCCGACCTCGCCAACCGCAGCGCTCATGACGAGCAACCCGACACGGACATGCTGCTCGATCCGCCTGCACTTGCCGCGCTGCTCAAGATCGACGTGCGCACGTTGCGCCGCTTGCGGAGCGCGGGCGAGATCCCGCCACCGATCATGCTCGGTCGCCGCAGGCCGCGGTGGCGCAAGCACGTAATCGACGCGTGGCTCGCCGAGAGGAGCGCGTCGTGAGCGGTCCCGGAAGAGTTCTCGGACCCGGCAGATTGGTTCGACAACAACGCGGTCGTGGCGAACCCGCCTGGCTGCTCGACTACGTGAAGTCGGACGGCTCGCGTGTCCGGCAGATCCTCGCGCGCGATCGCCGCGTTGCCGAACGCCTGCGTGGCGAACTGATCGCGAAGCGTGATCTGGAGATGGCGGGCCTCGGCCCAATCGAGGGCCAGGACCGAACGCTCGCGAGCCTCGCGGAGATCTACGTCGCCGACCTCGCGCTTCGTTCGTCGCGCATGCACCTCTCCAACGTGCGATCCCGGCTCGCGCGTGTCCTTCGCAGCATCCGTGCGCGGCGCGTCCGCGATCTGCGACCACACATGCTGCTCGAATACCGCGCGCAACGCGTCGCTGCCGGCGTCGGGCACGCGACGGTGAACTACGAGGTCAAGCACGTTCGATCGATGCTGAACTGGGCGCAGAAGAACGGGCTGATCGCCGAGAACCCCGTCCCGTCGATCAAGCCTCTGCCGCTCGATCGTGGCCATCTTCGTCGCCGACGTCGCGCGATGAGTGATCGAGAGATCGATGCGTTTCTTGCGGCCGCGCGGGACGACGACAAGGCGACGCAGGAGTACGTCTCCGCGCTCAAGACGATCGCCGGCGGGACGAAAGGCAAGACGTACAACGAACGCCAGCGACCTCTGCGTGTGAAGCAGTTCCCGCTGTGGTTCGCGTTCCTCGAAACCGGCGCGAGATACCGCGAGCTGACTTCGACGTGTTGGGGCGATTTCAACGAGGCGGCGCGCACGGTGACGTTGCGCAGCGAGACGACGAAGAACGGCAAGGGCCGAACGATCCCGCTGCGCGCCGAACTCGTGCAGGAGATCGTGAGCTTGCGCTCGATCCACGAACGCGTGCTAGGACGGCCGTTGCGCACGGAAGACAGGATCTTCCGCTCGCCGGAGGGACTGCCGTGGCCGGCCCACTCGCGGACGTTACTGCTGCATCTGTGGCGCATCCTGAAACGCGCAGGGATTGAGCGCGTTGACGCGCGGGGCGAAGTGATCGATGTCCATTCGCTCAGACATACCTGTGCGTCGCGTCTGGCTCGCTCGAACGTGCCGATCACAACCACGCAGCGCATCCTCGGGCACAGCTCGATCGAGTTGACGAGCAGGTACTACGTGCACGTTGGAGTCGAGGATCTGCGCGGTGCGGTGGAACGGACCGCAGGCAGCGCGTCACAGCCGCGTCGATTGCGCATTTTGCGGACCACGGGGGAGCGGTAGAGCGCAATCGGACTGGCCTTATGGTCGCCGCTCCTCGCCAGCGCCGATTCCAAGAGGCCCGAGCAGAATCAGGAGTACGATGTGCGCGGGTCATCCATGCGTGGCCCGATCACAATGGAAACCAACCGTGACTCCGTTTCGCCGCCGCCCGTTCAACCTCGAGTAGGCAACGCGACGAACGTCGATCCAGGATTGCCCAAGCGTGACTGGGAGCGGCGAGTGAAGCGCGATCAGGGCGTAGTCGATTGGCTCAAGAGCGGCGAGTGGCGCGCGGCTCCAGTCGTGTTGCCGACCCTTCTCGCTTTCGCGATCGTTGTCACGATCCTCGATCTTGGGTCGCACTTTCTCGCTCGCGAGACGGTGTATGAACCACTCATCAAATACGTGGGTTGGAATCCGTCGACGATTTACCTGTTCTCGGGCGGCATCGCCTACAATCTGTGCATAAGCCGCCGTCTGCGGACTCGTAACATCCTTGTGGGGTTGATCGCGATCTGGGCTTTGGGTAACGCAATCCATTTCATAACCACGCACAATCACAAGGATTTTGGCAATCCTTATCTAATGGTGAGTCCATATCGTCCGATCTGGACGGTTGTCATCCCGTTGCTGTGGGGCGCGTGGTTGATGTCGCCACGAGTAACGAAGTACTGCGTGCGAGCGGAGCCCGTGAGGCGCAAGGGCGCGACGACGGCGTGATGACGTGACGCCGCGTCGGTCTTTGCGCGGCCGCCGACCGCGTGGACGGCGTCAGAGGTGACGCGCCTGTTCCGCGTTGGCTGCGAGTCCTGCGTGGAGTGGTGGAGCGATAGCGACACACCCGGAGGCCGCTCGCGTGTAGCATGACCCTCCGTCATGTTCGATCGCTTCACCGACGACGCGAAGAGCTCGATGAATGTGGCGCGGAAAGTAGCGCAACGGTTCCGCCACGACTTCATTGGGCCAGAGCACATGCTGCTCGGACTGCTCTCGGTCGATGGCTGCGCGGCGAGATTGATACTTCAGAAGCTGGGCGTCGATCTCTCCAAGTTCAGTTCGGAGTTCGAGCAATCGCTGGTGATCGGTCCACAAGTGCCGGTTGTCGGCCAGTTCTACTTCACGCCCGGAGCGAAGAAGGCGCTGGAACTGTCGATGGATGAGGCGGCAAGGCTCGGAGATACCCAGCTCGACACCGATCACTTTCTGTTGGGCCTGATAGGGTGCGAGGACTCGCGCGCGGCTCCGGCGCTGCTGAAGATCGGCGTCACGCTCGATGCCGCGCGAGCGCTCGCGATCGAGCGGCGGGGCTGAACCGACAGGCCCGACAAGGGCCGACGCGGTAGAATCCCTGACGATTGGCGGTCTGCTCATGACGCTGAAGACCAAGATCGTGCTCGGCTGCGTGGCCGTGATAGCGGTGTGGTTTTTGTTCCACGAACTCCCGGCTTCTGCGCCGTTGCCAATCCTCTCGCCCGACCCCTCACCCGTTGCCGCCGAAGGCACCACCGTTGCACGGCAGCCACTTGGTAGCGACGAATCGGCGACCTCAACCCGCGAGTCGGCGGCGACGAGCACGGACGCGCCTCACGAGATTCAAGAAGCCGCCGCTGACAGCGAGACACTCGTGCACGGCACGTTGCTCGGGGCCGAGGGCAAGCGCATCGACAATCCCAGGTCCTATTGGGTGACCTTCATCGATACCAACGGGAATCAACACAACGCCTCGATGCCCATGGAGGGCACGTATGTCGTGAAGAAGCTCCCGTTCGGAAACTACTGGATCCACGCGGGAGTCCACGGATACCGAACACTTGAGGAATCGTTCCAACTGGAACGAACGCGCCCGCAGGTGCAGAAGGACCTTCAGTTGCGGGCCGCCACCGTGCTCAGCGTTTTCGTGCACGCGCCGGATGGGCGGAATCTCTCTGATGTGGTCATGAGCACCATCAGATCTCCACCCGGCAACCCAGAACTCACGTCACTTCCGCTCTTGGTCCCAGTTGCAACACGCTCGGATCCTGGTGCGTGGCTGCCGGATGTCATCGGAAGTGCGAACAACACCTTCGGCGTCGGCCAGTTCTTTCAGTACGGCCAGTTCGCACAGAAGCGCAAGGAGGGCTCCATCGGAGTACTCCTCGTCGATAATGATCTCCCCGTCTATGCAAGCCTGGTTGACTGCCATGCCGTATTGCGCACTGAGCGCATCGAGCCAGGGGCGGACGAGGTGGACTTCGTGATCGCGGCAGACGCGCTCGTCGCGAACCGCGCGACGTTGACGATGCGCGTTCTCGACGCAGTGACTAGGGAGCCTCTTCCTCAGGCATTGGCTTCATACGATGGCGGGAATCGTGGTGGGGGAGGCCGTGCAGGCGCGGATGGGACGATCACCGATCGAGAATGCGAGCCGGGAATCTTCCACTTGACGGTGAGCGCAGAGGGTCATGAGACGCTCTTGCAGCAAGTGCAACTCGACCCCGGCAAGACTACGGACCTGGGCGAGATCCTTCTTGGCAAAGGCATCCCATTGCGGTTCCGTGTGTTGGACGACAAGGGCGAACCCTGCGCGACCTACTTCCAACTCGGGGTCGTCGATCCAGTGACTATGGGAATTGAGGTGGACCAGAACGAGGGGCTAAGGTCGGATGACGACGGGGAGCTCAAGCTCCCTCCACTCGGCCGCAGGTTGTACGTGCTCCGTCCTCACATGCCCAATCCGCAACTTGGCTGGCCGGTAGCGCGGAACCTGCTGATCGACCTGCGCGCCGGGATTCCCCCTCTTAGTGATGAGATCCGTTTGGAACGTGGGAGCCAGCTCGTGCTTCACACCGAGAGCCCCTGGGGTGACGGAACGCGTTTCCGCGTGATCGACCCACAGGGCCTCGAACTCGTTTACGGTCGGTTCTACGGCAGCGCACCACGCCTGCTCTCACTCCCGCAGGACAGCTATCGCGTCGAGCTTCTCGATCATGCTGGTGGGTGGATGGCCACGAAGGCGGTCTCGCTCGCCGCGACTCCCGTCACGCTCGAGCTTGCGCGCTGAGGCGCGTCGACGCGCGTGTTGTGCACGAAATGCGCAACCCTAGCTGCCCTGGTCATGTGCCAGTTTAGTGCCATGATCTCGCCCCGCTGCTGACCGCTCGTGACCGCTGCTGTCCGCATTCGATGCGCGCGTGCCCGCTCCTGCCCGCTCTTGTCCGCTCTTGTCCCTTGCCAGCCACGGCCTCCGGAGCCGTAGGTCACAGGTTCGAATCCTGTCGGGCGTACCAA